TGGGTTATCATTAGATGAACTGACTAAAAAAGCTTCAGAACTACAAAGTAAAACTATCTTCGGAGATGAGGATATATTAAATAACGCTACTGCTCAATTATTAACATTTACTAATATTACCGAAGAAAATTTTTTAAGGACTCAAGAGGTAGCATTAGATTTAGCCACAGTATTAGACGGAGATTTAAAAAGTGCTTCAATCCAATTAGGTAAAGCGCTTAACGATCCTGTTGCTAACTTATCGGCTTTATCTAGGTCGGGGATTCAATTCTCTACAGAGCAAAAAGCAGTAATTAAAGAATTAGCTGAGACTAATAGACTTGCAGAAGCTCAAGGCGTTATATTAAAAGAGTTAGAAAGACAATACGGAGGTCAAGCACAAGCAGCAGCAAAAGCTGGGGCGGGTGGATTGCAACAACTATCTAACACTTTCGGAGATATGCAAGAGGCTATAGGTAAGATGCTTTTTGGTAGTGGTAAATTAGTAGGTTTTTTATCCGATATGGTAAAAGGTTTTACCGATTTAATTACCCCTACAGATGAAGCGTCTCAAGCTTTAATAAAACAAAGAACAGAGCTTAATATATTGGTTCAAAGAATAACAGATACAAATACAAAAGAAGAAGAAAGGTTAAAGCTAATTAATGAACTTAATACTGTTTATCCAGGATTCCTAGAAAACCAACAAGCAGAAAAGGTAAACAATGAGCAAATTAGAGATAGGCTTCAAGAAGTAAATAAACTACTTATAAATAAATTGACTCTTCAATTACAAGATGAAGAGTTAGAAGAAAAAGCACAAAAAGCAGCAGAGATAAAAAAGGAGTTGTTTGAGGACGAAAAAAGACTAAGAAAAGAACTCTTTGATGCAGTAGAAAAATATAATCTAAATATAGATTTAAACACAGGTAGTTTAGAAGATAATGCTAACGCGGTTAGAGATGTTTTAGATTCTCAATCTGAAGTTATTAGATATACAAATGAATTCGAGCCTGTTTACAACAAGCAATATAAAACATTACTCAAAGTATCTGAAGCATATAGGTTTTATAAATCAACTCAAGAGGATTTATTAGATATAGAAAAAGAAGTTAGAACAGAACAAGAAAATAAACAAGAGTTAATAGAAAGGCTTTTTGGGGGTATAGACCCAAATACAGTAGAAGAGGTTAAAACAGAAGTAGAAGAAACAGCTAAGGAAGTAGGTAAATCAGTAGGTAAAGGACTAAAAAAAGGAGTTCAAGAAGAGTTTGATATTAATCAAGCATTATCAGACATTGAAGGAGCTACACCTGAAGGAACAGAACAAGAGGCTTTAAATGCTTTGTCTCAAATGAGAACAGACGCATTATTAGAACAAAGTGATATAGAGGTACAAATAGAGCTAGATAAACAGCAAAAAATAAAAGAAATAGAGCTGAAAGCAAATAACGACAGGCTTCAGTCTATGTCTAGTTTATTGCAGGGTACTTTGTCTATTTTATCAAGAGACGAGGAGGCTCGTAAAAAGAACGCTAAACTTATTAAGGCGGTTGCTATAGCTGACATTATAACTAACACCCAAAGAGCCTTATTAAATGTAGATGCATCTGGTAGTTCTCCGCTTTTTTTACCTAACCTTTTAACTGGTGGAGCCGCTGGTATTACTATTGCTCAAGTTCAAAAAGCTGCTATATTAGCCCAGTCAGCCGCTTCTGTTGTAGCTGTAGCGTCTCAAAAATTCCAAAGAGGAGGAGTATTAAAAGGTGCATCACACGCTAACGGAGGAGTGCCAGTTAAAATGGCTAATGGTGGAATGGTTGAAGCCGAAGGAGGCGAAGCTATAATTAACAAAAAGAGTACTGCTATGTTTTCTCCTATATTAAGCGCGATTAATTCATACGGTGGTAATGGCGATAAATTCGAGAGGGGTGGATTATTAGGTACACCAAGTACTACTAAGATAGGCGATACTACTAACGCTCAATTACTAGGAGCTTTAAATAACGTTAATTTTAACCCAACTGTTAGTGTAGTAGAAATAAACGAAGCACAAACAAGAATCACAGAATTAAACACATCATCACAACTATGAAAAAACAACTAGCTGAAATACTAGGAATTGATTTAGAAGTAATAAATAAACTAAACGAAAACTATTTAATAGACCCTAGAGCATTAAGTAGGTTTATAATAGTAGAAGAATACAAGGGGATTAAAAAAACTAACCCTAATAGATCGAATACAGATATTTATATAGAGTTATCTATAAAACATAAAGTATCTGAAAGTGCTATTTATAAATGGGTAAAATCATACTTGTAAAACGCGTACTTTTTTAAATAAAATATAAATAATATTATTGTTGATTATGTGGTATAAAGCACAAGTTAAAGAGAATAAAGTAGAGGTAGATATTTTCGACGAGATCGGAGGTTGGGGTGTAACCGCTGATTCTTTTAGAGATGATGTTAAGTATCTATTAGAAGAGAACACTCATGCTAATGAGTTACATATTAATTTAAATTCTCCAGGCGGTTCGGTATTCGATGGTATAGCTATTCATAACTTTATTAGTAATCTAAACATGAAAACAGTAGTTAAAATTGATGCTCTAGCAGCTTCAATAGCTACGGTTATAGCTTTAGGTGCTGATGAGGTACAAATGAATCAAAACGCGTTCTTTATGATTCATAATCCTTGGACTGTAGTAATGGGAGAGGCTGACGAGATGAGGAAACAAGCCGATGTAATGGATAAAATTAAAGACGTTATAGTAGGTATTTACCTTAGAAAAACACGTATATCTAGAGCGGAGTTATCCGATTTAATGGATAATGAAACATGGTTAACGGCTGAAGAGGCTAAAAGAATGAATTTTATAGACGTAATTAGCGGCGGTCTTGCTATTGCTGCTTGTGCGACAACTGGTTTTATAAATAATTTTAATAACATACCAAAAGGTTTAAAAATGGCAGAAGAATTAGAAAACGTTTCTAATGAGCTAGAGGTAAACGAGGTTGAAACTACAGAGGTAGAAGAAACTGTTACCAATGAAACTGAGGAGGTAGAAAACGTAGAAGAATCTACGGAGGAAACTAACGAAGTAGAGGAAGCTCAAGAAGAAACTATTTTAAACAAAGTTAAGACTTACTTATCTAGTTTAATCTCTGAAAAGCAAGAAGAAAAAAACGAGCTTTCAGATAGATACGGAGAAGTAACTAACGAACTTAAAGAAGCTAACAACTTGATCGAGGATTTAAAAGCTGAGAGCGTAGAGAAAGACGACGTATTAAACAAGTCTTTAGATGCTATCAAGAATTTAGAATCTAAGAACGAGAAATTAGAAAAAGAATTAGAGGAATTAAAGGCTAAATTATCCGAGCCAGTAGGAGAGGAATTAGTAGCTACTCCTCAAAATGAAGTGAAGAAAGATCCTAAATCTTTCAAAAATGTATTAGCAGAAATTAAAAAACAAAAATAATTTAAAAAATGGCATTAGATTTAACGGCACTAAGTGCATACACAACTGAACACGCGGAGGAATTTTTCGCTAAATCAGTAATGAAATCAAAGACAGCGGGATTAATGAACGTATTGTCTAACTTTAAACCAGGTACTCATAAGTTACCTGATTTTTCTCACGATTACGATTTATTTCAAGACGGGTCTTCTTGTGGTTTTAACGCGTCAGGAGATTTAACAATCGCTCAAAGATCAATTACAGTAGAATCTTTAAAGATTAATACTTCTTACTGTATGAGAGATTTAGAGGCTAAATTTACTAGACAAATCATGCCTCAAGGTCAAGAGTACGATGGTCTTGAGCCGATCGCGGCTGGTCTTTTAGGAGAGCTTGATAAAGCAGTAGGTAAAATGGTAGAGTTAACTTTATGGAACGGTAACAAAGCTACAGCACCTAACGCGATATCTTCTTATGATTTAGTAAACGGACTTAATAAAGTTATTGCTGACGAAACTGGTAACCTTGCTTATGAAGGTGCTACAGGTGCATTAACTACTTCTAACATTATCGGAGCTGTTGAGGCTTTATATGATGGTTTAGGTGTAGATGCTTACTCTACTATCAATACTGACCAATGGGTAGTATTAATGGGAGATGACAAAACGAAAATGTACGAAAGAGCGTATAGAGATACACACGGAGCAGTAGTTTACAATCAAGGATTCGAGAAGAGATATGTAGACGGTACTAACATCGAAATCGTAGGAGTTCCTGGATTGAACGGTACTGATAAATTAGTACTTGCTAAAAGAGATAACTTGATCTTAGCAGTTGATGTAGACGGAGAAGAAATGGACTTTAAAGTATTCATGGATCAATACGAAGAGAATGTATTAGTTAAGGCTAGATTCGCTTTAGGTATCCAGATTCATTTCCCATCTGAGGTAGCAGTAGATAACTATTAATATTAACGGGGAGGTAATACTCCCCTTTTAAAAAATTATACAATGGCAGAATGTTTAATAACGGCAGGTTGGGTAGGCCCAAGTTGTGATGATACTTTTAACGTTCCAGGTATTCAAAAAGATGAGATTTACTTTGCTAACAAGTCAGAGATTTCCGCATACTCTGAATCAGTTACTGGAGAAATCGACGGTATTACTTTTGATACATACAAAGGATTTTATAAAGTAGTGGTACATAAAGACACGGCTTCTTGGAGTGAGGAGTTACAAGTAGGTACAAACTCAGGTTATTTTTATAATCAAACTTTTTCTTTTAGAACTATTGATACTTCAACTTCTATTAGAAATGCTATCAATAACATGGTAGGTACTTCTTTAGTGGCTTTATTCAAGGATAAGAATGACAAATACTATGTTTTAGGAGAAACTGACGGTCTAGAATTGTCAGAGAATGCTAAGAACTCAGGAGCTGCTCCAGGAGATGATACAGGAGATGTATTGA